TAAAACTCTACCACCAATGTATCCGTATGCAGTAAAAGGTGGTCAACAAGAAATAAAAGCACTAGACTTTGATGATCGTGTTGATATTATTCCTGTAAGTGATCCTAATATATTTAGTATGTCTCAACGTGTTATGTTAGCACAACAAGAATTACAAATGGCACAAGCTGCACCACAAATACATAATTTAAGAGAAGCATACAAAAGAATGTATGAAGCTCTAGAAGTGAAAAACATCGACGCTATATTGCCTCCACCTGTAGAAGTTCCACCTAGGGATCCTATTACAGAACAACAGGCAGCAATGATGGGTCAACCTATAAAAGCATTTGATTTTCAAAACCATGAAGCATATATTGCAGCACACAGTGCATTTTTACAAAACCCTATGGTAGCTAACAATAAAGTAGCAGTATCAGCAATAAGTGCAAATATACAAGAACATCAAGCTATGTTATATAAACAACAGATAGAACAAGCTATGGGTCAACAATTACCACCTATGGATCAAATGACTCCAGAGATGATGAACGAATTAGCTCTAGTGGCAGCTCAAGCTACTCAACAAGTGACAGGTCAAGCTCAAGCTCTAGCTCAAGCTCAAGCAAATGCAGGTATGGATCCTGTGCTTCAATTAAAAGAACGTGAGATAGAAGCTAAACAGCAATCTGAGGCTTTACGAAGTCAGGTAGATTTAGCTAAAATAGAGTCTAATGAGGCGATCGCTGAAATGAAAATTGCTAGGGATCGAGAAAAAGAAACAAACGAAACTTTTTCTAAAATTCTTGAAGAAACTAGAAAAAGTGACACAGACAGTAGAGGTGCATAATGCCAGGCTCAATGAGAAAAAAAGCTAAACCAAAAATGAAGAAAAACAACAAAAAGAAGAAGAAATAATGGCTGATAAGAAAAAAAGTAGCAGTAAATACCATACTACGAAAGATGGTCGTAGAGTCAAAAAAGGACTTTATTACAACATCAATAAAAAACGTGCCGAAGGTAGAAAGATGCGTAAAAAAGGAGCTAAAGGTGCACCTAAAGCTTCTGATTTTAAAGCTGCAGCAAAAACTGCTAAAAAAAGACCTTCTAAAAGGAAGAAAAAATAATGGCTGAATATAAAGGTAAAAAAGTCACTCTTAACAAACCCAGAAGAATATCTAAAGGAAAACCTGGATATGGAAAAAAGACGAGGGAAGTTTTTGTGAAAAACAAAAATGGAAGGGTAGTAAGAGTGACATTTGGTGATCCAAACTTAGGTGCACATCCTGGAAATAAGAAAAGGAAAAAATCTTATTGTGCTAGGAGTAAAAGTTTGGGTAATGATAAAACTAAGGCTAATTATTGGTCTCGTAGACAGTGGAAGTGCTGATGCCCCATAAAAAATTATCACCTAAACAAAAAAAGTTAGCGAGAGTTGCTAAACCTCATAACAGAATAACAGGTGCAGACTTTAAAAAGTTAAAGAAGAAAAAGAAAAAGAAATAGTGGATGCTATTGTACTTATAGAGAGGTTTCTTAGAAATCTCAGGGATAGGAGAGAACAACTAGAAAATACTCTTATCGCTGGTGGGATCAAGAACATGGAAGATTACAAAAAAATAGTAGGCGAAATATCAGGTCTTAATTTCGCTGAATCTTTAATAATAGACCTGCAAAGCAGAGAGGAGCAAAAAGATGGAAGTTGATCAAACTAAATCATTTGGCGAAGGCACACCTAAAGTATTACCAGACTTGGTAGATAATTTAGGTAAAATGAAAAAACCCGAAGAAGAGAAATACACCGCAGAAAAAATTACTGAGGATGAATCTCTTACAGAGAAATTACCTAAACCGACAGGTTATAGGATACTAATACTACCGTTCACCCCTAAAACTACAAGTAAGGGTGGCATTATTCTGGCAAACCAAACTTTAGAGAAAGAAAGACTAGCTACTAATGTTGGTTTCGTAGTATCATTAGGACCAGATGCATACAAAGATAGCAATAAATTTCCAGAAGGACCATGGTGTCAAGAAAGAGATTGGGTTATTTTTGGCAGGTACGCAGGTGCTCGTATCAAAATTGATGGTGGGGACTTACGTTTATTAAACGATGATGAAATATTGGCAAGAATAGAAAATCCTGAGGATATTCTTTCGAGCTCGTAAATAATCACGCAACCAAAAGAGGTATAACATGGTAGAAACCGTGCAAGCAGAAGAAGAATCACTGGAAGTGACTCTTGACGAAAACAATGATGTTGTTCAAGAAGAACAACAGATAGCAGTAGAAACTACTGAAACGCAAGAAGCATCGTCCGATGCTGATGAAATAGAAGAGTATAGTGATTCGGTACAAAAACGTATCAATAAACTTACTTATAAAATCAGAGAAGCAGAAAGAAGAGAAAAAGCTGCCATTGAATATGCACAAAATGTTCAAACGGAGCTTAATTCCACTAAAGAAAAACTTTCGCTTAAAGATAAAAACCTATATGATGAGTACAATGCTCGAGTAAGTTCTGAACTTACAGCTGCAGAAAATAAGCTAAAACAGGCTTATGAGATGAATGATTCAGAGGCAATCATTGATGCTCAAAAAGCATTAGCAACTTTAGCAGTAGAGCAAGAAAGTTTAAATAGGGTAAAACCAACAAAGGACGAAACAGAGCAAGAAGTAGAAGTTGAAAGTGTTGAAAATACTGAAATACCTTCTGTTCAACAGACTCCAGAACCTGACCCTAAAGCAGTTGCTTGGGCAGAAAAAAATGAGTGGTTTGGTAAAGATGTAGCTATGACTAGCACAGCTTTTGCTTTTCATAACCAGCTTATTAGAGATGAAGGTTTTGACCCTACCTCTGACGAGTATTACGCAGAGTTAGATAAAAGAATTGTAGATGCATTTCCTCATAAATTTGATGGTAATGCGCCACAAAAGAACGTGCAGGATGTAGTAGCCGTGTCTTCCAAGGGGGCAAGGTCAACCAGAAAAGCACGCACCGTTCGTTTGACACCGAGCCAACTCTCAATAGCGAAGAGACTTGGTGTGTCACCCGAAGAATACGCTAAACACGTGAAAACGTAGGAGTAAAAATGGAAGAAAATACCAAATCAGCTAGAACTCCAAGAGCTGCAGAGTCACGAGAAAAAACAGTTCGTGCGAAACCATGGCGACCTCCGTCTTTATTAGACGCACCTGAGCCACCTGATGGATATGTATACAGATGGATA